GCAATGAAGATGCTAGCATGAGAATTTATAAGGTAACAATAGTAGGTTCTAATGATTCTCAAAATGTTCCTTATGTTAGTGAAAGAAGATTTGCAGAAGGAACAGATGAAGATACTATAATGAATATTGGCTACTTTGTAAGTGAAGAAGATACAACTACAGGCAGTATTTCTGGTATGTCTAGCGCAAATCCAATTGTAGTCGATACAAGTTCTGCTCATGGATTAGAAACAGGAGATAAAGTAAAAATTACAGATGTTGTAGGTTTGCTTTCAGCTGCTGGCGCTAAAAGCGAAGTTAATGATGTTGTTCACGATATTACTGTTATAAGCACAACAAGCTTTAGCATACCAGTAAAAGGCAATGCATATGGAGTGAGTTATTCAAGTGCTGGAACTTTTACAAAAAAAGGAATAAAAATTACTTTAACAAAAACACCAGAAACAGGTCACACTATAAAAGTATATTATTATGCAAACCCAATGCCAAGAAATGCTGTTACTGATGGAATAGATTTACCAGAACAACTAATACCTGCTTGTATACATTTTACGCTAGCACATTTTTTGTTATTAGATGGACAAATGAAAATGGGTAGTGGACATTATGGGTTAGCAGAAAAAATAGAAAAAGAATTTATAGCTACTAGAAACTCTAGAGAAGGCAAACCAGATATTATACCGCAACCATTACAGGATTTTATATTCTAATGAGTACATTTAAAACAAGAATAGAAGATTATATAGGCTCCGTTGGAGATGATACATTTTTAGGAGATGCTTTAACTGATACAGCAGCTGAAATACTTAGAGCTTTACCAGACAATAAATTAAATTTTTTTACAGAAGAAACTGCAGACCAAACCTCTAATGCTATTAATATAAATAATCATAAAGTTGTAAGTGTTGTAAGAGAAAATGGTACTGATAATCAATATATAGAATGTAAAGAAGTTTCTCCATCTTATTTTAGAAAAGCGCAGGATACTAATAGTATGTTTGCTGGCACTATAGAAAATCCAGTATATACTATTAAAAATAGTAAAGTTCATGTTTTTCCAGAACCAGCAACTAACAATAATGCTGTTAAGTTAGAAACAGTAAAATTTCCAACAATTACTGCAGGTCAAACTTTTATAGATGAAAGCGGAACAAGTGAGTTTGCGCAATCCCTTACAGATGTAGTTATTTTAGGTGCAACAACAAAAGCTTTGCAATATTTAATGGCAAGAGTAAAAGACTCTTTACCTGCAGAGCCTGTAATAGTGTTAAGTGCGATTACTGTACCATCGACACCAAGTAATCCTACTATTAGCTATAGTGATGCTTCCGTTGGCAATTCTATTGGGATTGCTGTTGACCCTGTAGCTAATGCAGTTGACCCAATAAGCGACCCAACGGATGCTAGCGTAAGCACATCTTCTTTATCAAGTACATCTACAGGAGATGCTTCTAGCGCATATACAGGACCATCTGTTCAAAGCGATTCTGCAGGTATTCAATTAACAACAGTTGTAGCGCTTGATACACAAGATGTCATAGATGATTATGATGGCAATGCTGTAGAATTTGACCAATGGTGGACAACAGCTGCTCATTTAATAGAAGATGAAGAAGATGTTGAGCTAGCAGGATTGCAAATAGCAAAAATTAATTCATACATAGATGCTTTCAAAGCTGAAGTAACAAATGCTAGAAGTGCAATGGAAGCAACTATAAATGATGCTAGAAACGCAACTCAAGCTAGCATAGCTAGTCAAAGAAATCTTTATGAGCAGTCTATATCAAATGCAAAGAATACAACTGAAGTAAACTTAGCAAATATATCAAACTTAACAACTGCTAGCATATCTAAAATGCGAGAATCAACCAGTGCTAGCATAGCAAAAATGCAACAATCTACATCTGCCGCAGTTGCAAGGATGCGTGAAAGTACAAATGTAAATGTGCAAAATGCAGCTAGAACACTTGAAGCTGCAATACAAGACTATTCACAAGAAATATCAAAATTTAGAGCTGATACAGAAAGATATTCTTCTGAAGTGCAAGCTGCTGTTGCTGAATATAGTAATGATATACAAAAATATAGTGCGCAAGTTGATAGATATACAAGAGAATATAGTTGGTATCAAGACCAATATGCTAAGTTTGATGCAAAATTTAAAGAAGCTTTACAAATAGTTATTGCTAATTAATGTCAGATAAAAAAATAATTTCAAAGGTTATGGTGCATCCTACTGAATTTGTAAATGCACAAGCAAGATATTATAATGATAGTGATATAGGTAAGAAATTATCTGGAACTAATACTATTAATATTGTTGACAGTCAAGATGCTAGCTTTTATTCATCTGATAAATTAGTAACAACTACAGCATCTCTTTTAAATACAAGCTCTAATAATGCTTCTTATTTAATGATTAAGAATAAAAGTAATAACGATGTTTTGCTAGCAGTAGATGGTAATAACTTTGATATTGCAATTAAAAAAAATGATGTTTTTTCATCGCAAATGAACTCTGTAGGTTTTAGTGTTATAAAAGTTAAAACATCTACAGGCACAAGCAATATAGAATATATAGCAGCGCAATGACAGCAGTAGCAAGAAGAATACAATATAATACTCAAGTAATCCCATATAATGTTAATTCAATAACTCCTACGAGTATTGTATTTGAAGAATATACACAAACATATGCTAGCACAAATGATGATGTCATTGATTCAACTATTAAAAAATCATATGGTTGTAATAATTATTTAGATGTTACAGCCAATCAAGTTAATAGCAATTGGTATGGTATAGATAAGAAATGGAATACTTCTTATGAGGAATGGGAAACTGCTACTAAAAATTGGGAAGATGGTGGAGAAGCTTTAACAAATACAGGTGAATCTTTAAGCAGTTCTAGCACAGTTGTTAAGTTTGCTTATTTTAAAAATGTTGGTGATAATCCAATACTAATAAGCAATGATGGTGGTAATAATTATGCTTTTATTATTCCTACAAATGCAGCATTATATTTTCATCCTAATAATAAAGGTGGAAATACTTTTTATGCAAAAACATCAACAGGAGATAGCAATCTAGAATTTTTGCTAGCAATATAATGGCTAAAAAAAATTTTATAATAAACAAATTTGATGGTGGTTTAAATAATAATGCAGACCCAAGGGATATTGCAGATAATGAGCTAGCAGAAGCTCAAGATTGTAAGGTAGACCAAACTGGTAAAATATTAACTATGGGTCAGCCTGCAGCACATCAAAGTGAAACAGCTGCTTCTGGTACACACACTAATGAAATTACAAGTGGTTTTGGTTTGTTTGCTTGGAATCATGATAGAGTTGATGGTCATACTAAATCTGCGTCTAGTGATGATGCAGAAACAGGAGAAAATTATTTAGCATTTTCTGATTCAGATACTACTGGAAATGTTTCGATATATGCTTTTAGTGACGACACATGGGGAAATCCAATAACTGGAATGACAGATAATACAGGCGGTACAAGGCAAGATAATTTTTATTCTGTTGATGGTGCGCTAAGAGTTTGCGATGGTAGATTTACTAATTCTAATAATTCACAATGGTATGGATATATTGATAGAGTTTTATTTCAATCTATATCAGATACTGTAACAACTAATCAATGGTATCAAGCAGCGCAAGCTATTTCTGCACCAGATGCAACATCTGAATTTGACCAAGCAGTAACTGCAAATACCGTTACTGCTGGAACTACTTACGATAGTGGAGATTCAGATAAAAATCAAGATTTTGAAATTACTGAAGCTTCTTTAAATAGTGCCAGTGTTGCAAATATGAAAGGATTTTTAGAAGTAACAGTAAGAATTACAACTGCTAGTTATGGAACAGAAATACCAGATTTTGATTCTTTTGATACTACATTTACATTAAAAACAGGTAGCGCTAATTTAAATGGAAATGTATTTTTAGGCGTTGAAGGTACAAGTCATAAAACTTCTATTAAAAATGAAACAGCAGATTTTGGGAGTGGTAATACAAGAGATATTGTTTACACTTTTAATATGGGCGATAATTATTTTACAACTTCAAATGGACAATCATTTGGCTCTGGTAGTGAGTTTGGAATAAAAACTACTCTTACTAATATATCTTTTGATTCTGATTTTGTAACAGCAGTAGATATAAGAAGAGTTAGGGTGCAGGAAGCTTCTTTAAGTGGTAATAATATTTCTAGCTTAACTGATGGTAATGTACATTTGCAAGTAGCATATGGCGCTCCATCTTCTGGTGAAGCTATTGGATGGAATAAATTATGGGAATATGGAGTTGCTTTTATATATGATGAAAAACAAGAATCATTAATAAGAACTTTATTTGATAGTAGCGCATCTGATACTACTGAACAGGACAACACTAATGCTGACCATTCTCCTACTGTAAAATTTTATGTAAAAGCTAGAAGTAGTGCTTTTAATAGGAGAATAACTGGTGCTGTTTGGTATGCTAGAGAAGCTAGCGGAGGAGAATCTGCAAATGAGTGGACTGCGCAAATAGAGTATGATTTTGTAAAAGGTGTAAGCAGAATACTTCAAACTGGCAAAGAAGTAGATTGTATCTATAATGCAACTGATACTCAGTATGAATTTGAAGTTGCTAATGAAAATTTATTATCTCCCAATCTGGTAGATACTTATCAAACTAGAACTTCTATTTTTCAAAATGAAAAGTCTATAAAAGCAAAATATAAAACAGCTGTAATGGTGGGAAGAAGAATGTACATAGGGAATGTGCAAACAATAGACGAAGATAATGTAAAAGAAATAAAAGCTGATGCAATGATAAAAACACCAGTTAACAGATTTGATACTTTTCCGTCACAGAATATTATTGAAGCATCAATAAATGATGGAGAATCAATTGTTAAATTAGAAGAGTTTGCTGACAGAATACTTCAGTACAAAGAAAATACTTTATACATTATTAATGTATCAAAAAATGTTGAATTTTTAGAAGATGTATATAAATATAAAGGTGTAAAAAGTGCATCTGCTGTTTGCAAAACTGATTTTGGTATAGCTTGGGTAAATCAATTTGGTTTGTTTTTATACAATGGTAGAGAAGTTATAAATCTATTAGAAAAAAAAGGGCAGAAAATAATTAAAGACGATGGTTCAACAACTTCTTGGCAAACATATATGACTAATAATCCAATGATTGGATATTTACCTAAAAAAAGACAGCTTTTAATAGTTGATGACAATGACACAACAGGAACAGGTCAAATATTTATATATGATTTAGTGACACGTTCTTTAGTGTATGGTAGTGCTGCTAGCATAGTTTCTCAAAAACTAACAAACTTTGTTAATGATGTAAATGGTGATTTAGTATGGTCACATACAAGCGATACAGGAACTATGCAAGTTTGGTCCGATACATCAGTTGCTCAATCTGCGTTTGCTATACAAACAAAAGATGTTGATTTTAACAGATTGGGTGTAAAGAAAAAAATATATACAGTATATATAAGCTATAAAGGAGATGGAAGTGCTTTAAATGTTAAGTATGGAGTTAATGGAGAAACAGATATTAATGATGCTTTTCAATTTAATAATGATAATACACCTTTAGAAGATAAAAGCTCTGCTGAGAATATCGAATCATGGCATGTAGCAGAATTAAAACCAACTAATTCTTCTGAAGCTACAAATATTTATAGTTTTAAATTGTTTTTTTCTGGAACTGCAGGAGCTACTTTTGCTATTAACGATATAGCAATTGTATATAAAGAAGGACCTATTAAATAATATGGGCATGTCAAAACAAGATAGAATTAATTATCAAAGAAAAGAAGATAAAATAGATGGCATAAAAAATACTTTTAAACAAGATAATAGTATTCCTGTAAAATCTATTTCTTTGATAAAAGATAAAACAGGTGGAGCTATAAGCGATGTTGTAAATGATACAACTTCAAGCGTAAAAGATGATATAGCATCTTTAACATCTAAAGTAAATAATATTTTGCTAGCACTTAAAAACTTAGGAATAGTAAAATAATATGTTTTTGAATAAATACAAAAATATTGGTAATTTTTAAAATGGCTACAACAAGACAAGAAAGAGTCCTTGACTTATATAAAGGAACTAAAACCCCAGTTAAAACAGGCTCTCTAGTTAATAGAGTAAGAGCTGAAAGCAATTTAGCAATATCTAAAGCTTTTGATAAAATAAATACAATTTCTGAAGTTAGCGACTTATTTGGTGCTATAGGAGAAAGCGCTTCTAAACTTGCTCCATTAGAAGAAAGAGTAAGGCTTTCAAGAAAAGGTGGGTTTGATGGTGGTATATTTGATATTTTAAGAGGTAGTAAAGAATCTTTAGAAGCAGCATCAATAGGAAAAGCTATAGAGGATTCTCCAGAATATGGTGAGCGTTTTTATTTTGATAAAGAAAGCAATCAAATAATAGAAGCTCCAGAAGGCACAAGAAAAGAATTAATAAAAAAAGCTAAAGAAGATGAAGCAATTTATGAAGAATTTGTAAACCAAATTAAAAAAGACCAAGACGAACTTTCAAAAAATGAAATGTTTGAATTTAGTCCATATGATATTCCAACATATAAAGATGTTAGCACTACTGGCTTTACTGAAAAAGAAATAAAAAATATGGGTTTACCTAGAGCTGGTATTGGTGATGTTTTTGGCAGTATGATGGATTTATTTAGAAACAAAGATGATGAAAGAGATTATTAAAAATGTATGAATTAGTTTATGCCGAACCTATTCTTGCAACGCTAGCTGCAGCTGGTAGCATAGCAAAAGGAGTATCTTCTATATACAATGTTTTAACTGGAGCAAGCGAAAGAAGAAAATTAAATAGAACTAATAGAAGATTAAGAGGGTTGCTTTCTAATCAAGAAAGAGCATTAGAAGGAACAAGACCTTCTATAGAAGCTTTTAGTGAAGAGCTTTTATCCAGAGAATCAGAAAGAGCAGATTTAAGACAAGAAGGAGCTTTTGAAAGATTTTTGCAAGAATCCGAGAATTTAACAAATCGTTTTGAAAATTTAACAGATAGAACAGGTTTAGCAAGCAGTCCAGTGCAAGAACAATTTGTACAAAATCAACAGGCATTAAATAGGTCTTTTTCTAATTTAATTGATAGAGACAGAGAAAGAACTCAAACAAATTTATTAAATATATTAACTAGAAGAGAGGACCAGCTTTCTAATTTAGATGACCAAATTTTTCAATTACAAACAGAACAAGTAAGGCTATCATAATGGCTATGACACCAAAAGAAGCTATTGCTAGAATAAGAAGAAATCAAATAAATCAAGTAACTTCTATTATTAAACAAAATCAAGCTGCTAGAAATGCCTTTGCAATTGAACCAGCAAAATTTGAAGAAGCTCCTACTGTTTCAGAAGTTTTATCAGATTTGAAAGCAAAAATAGAATTAAAAAGATTAAGATTAGAAGAAGAAGAAAAAAATAAATACAACATGAATGATTTAGAATATCAAAGATATAAATCAACAATTGCATCTGATAGGCGAGCTGCTCAAACAGCTATTGTTCAACGAGCAAAAAAAGAGGAACAAAAAAGAATAGCAGCAAAAGCAGAGTTAAATGAACTTAAAAAAGATAAAGAAAAACAAGATTTAATAAATGCATCAATAGAGGAAGGAAAAACTCCTTTACCAAAAGTAAAATTAGGCGTGACTCCCTCTTTAAAATCTAAAGTAAATAATTTTGCAGATATTAATGTAGTTTTTGATGAAGAAGCTAGTGGCATAGATATGACTAAAACTGAGCATTTTTTTACTCCTGAGGATGTTTTTTATTTACTTAAAAAAGGTAAATTTAGAGATGCTGGTTTTACTGATGAAGATGTTGCAAATAAATTAGGAATAGATTTAGAAAGTGGAGTAGCGGATAGTTTAAGAATAGAAAATATTCAATCATTAATGTATGATTATTTACAAACACCTCAAGGAATAGGTTTAAAAACTGCTTATAAAATAGATTTTGAAGATGAAGAAACAGTAACAGATGAAGATATATTGCGTGAATTACAAGGAGTTAGAAAAGATTTAAGAGCAGGCGGATTTTCTACTGAAAATATTCCTAAACAATTTGAAAAAGCAATGCCTTTTAAAAGATAGTAAAATAAATGTCAGAAAGTATAAAATACGATTTTAGTGCAGCCTTAAAAACAACACAAGAAAAAACTAATTTAAAAACATTTACAGGAAAATCAAGAAGGTATGATTTTTCTAAAGCTCTTGGAATCAAGCCAAAACAAACTAAAAAAAATTCTGATATAGATGCATTTTTTAATGAATTAGAAAAATTAGAATACAATGGACCAGATGGGCGAACATCTAGAACTTTTAATCCTATAGGAGCTTTGCTTACAGACGAGCTAGCAAAAAACTTTGGTGCTAGCAAAGGTCCAAAATTGCCTGATGCAGATAATCCAGAAAATAGACCTTTACATACTGCAATTTTTCCTGACTATGAAACTGGTAAAAAAGCAGGAAAATTTATTATAAGCAAAATATACGATACAGCTGAAGGAGACATAGAAAAATTTGCTAGCATATTTGCTTTAGGTAAACTTCCTAATCAGCTAATTACAAAAAATGAAATAGCTATAAAAGATAGATATGTAAAAGCTTTATCAGAAGCAGCTTCACAAGATGATATAAATAAAACATTAGAAAATAAAGAAAATGATATTACTTCTGCGCTTATTAATGAAACAGAAAGATTAAAAAACTCTAATAACAATATACAAGATTTATCTTCTACGAGTCCAATTTTTGGTCCTACAAATAGAATGTTGCAAGGTCAAGATGAAAACTTTATTGAATATGCAAATCAAAATCAACTAAATAAAAAAGAAAGCGATACTTTTTTAAAAGATATTTCTGCAGATGCAAAAATTATGCCCTTAGGTGGTAGCGTAAGCGATGCTGAACTAGCAAAAATGAAAACGCAATATATTTCTAGTGCTAAAAAATTAGTAGAATTACGACAATCAGAAACTGCTACTCCTGAAGATGCTATTAATAATTTTTTTATAAATACTTTAAACATAGCTCCAACTGAAGGGGATTTTAGGTCTTTAGCAATAAATACAGTTAATTCATTGCAGGATATAGTTGTTGGTTTTGATGATATAAAAAATAGATTAATAAATTTTATAGGGACTGGTGAAGGCGGTTTAGAATTAGCAAAAGATTTATTAGGAGGTTTAGCAACAACCCCAGAGTCATTAAGCGATTTAGTTGTTGCAACTGGGTTTCATCCTTTACCGCAATTCAATAGATTTACTGAAGAAGGTAAAAAAAGAGTTGAAGCAGCT